AATAACAGTATCGTCAAAATTACCACTAAGAGCCATTGTAGAGCCGTTCTCAGCAGAGACATATGTTTTTAACTCCTGTATTATTGTTTCCGACCAAATACCTAGATCATATTCTTCTATTGCCCTCTTGAGATTTCCTATTATCATAGGTTTCGTTGCGACAGTAGTTCTAAATCCAGGCTTAGTTCCTTCTTCATTTAATAGTGTAGCAGCCTTTGTTTGATAGTAAAGGTTAACATAGTTCATTTGCTTGAGTCTATTTAAAGTTGCTACACCAAGACTGTTGCTTTCTACTGCGAGTAGAGCATTATTAAAGTACCTCCCAAGATAAAATAAAATATCACCAAAGACACTAGGGTCAGTAAAGTTATCTCTGAATAATGCACAGACTTCTCTCTCCTTGTTAAGTATTACTGCTGCTGAATAATCTTGACCTACTCCGAGAGCTACGTCAGCACCGATTATAAATCTATCTTCAAAGCTTGGAGCTTTCCAAATTTCAAGATGACCATTTTTATTATCTTCAAAGTAACTACTTTCTTCATCATATCGTCTTAAGTATTGGGGTACTTGTATTTCGTATTCATTTACAATTCCTTGATCAAACACACTATTACCAGTTACAAGAAAAGCTTCTTCTGCACTGCTGGGGTATTCTTGTATAAACTTTTTATCCCCTGACTCAGCTAGTTTAAGCCTTCTCCAATATAATTGATCTTTATCTAATTCAAATTCTTCAGCTAAAAGTTCTTCTTCTTCTGTTAATTCTATTCCTTCAGGACAATCTCTAGTGTATTCAGGAGTAATATACCAAGGTAAGAATATTGGTAGATACTCATTTTCTCCTTTGATAGCTCCTTGAAAGAGTCTGTAGAATTCTCCACTAGCACCATTAGCAGTACTTTCTAATATAACTTCTGTTTCGTTCTCCTGACTAATTCCCTGGAAGAGTCCAGCCAGAATTTGTTCATCGAATTGCCAAAAGGCGACCTCGGATAAATGGGCGATAGTCGGAGTTGTTCCTCTACCTGCTTCCTTCGAACCTGCTGTATATAGTCTGTAACCACTCTTATTATGCTCAAAAAGTATCTCCTTTGCGTTTGATTTTTGTAGTGATGGGGGTTCTTCCATATTATCTATGATGTTTCGACTCATATTAAATAGAGCATCTGAAGTTGCACTATCATGTGCCATGACGACAGATCGAGTATAGGGAGAAAAATAAGTTTTCCAAAATACTCTAGCAGCACAATAAGTGCTTATACCTTGTTGACGAGCCTTTAAAATAATAGCTCGAACTTTCCCAGTTGTTTTTCTTTGTTTCTCTAATTCAGAATTTATATAACTTTGTGCTTCGTTAAAGACAAAAGGAACAAAGCCTTTTGATGCATCTTTAGTAATAATCCTTATTTGTTCTTTAGCGAATAGTTCAAAGTTTTCCTTATATTCTTTTAGTTTTTTTCTTTTATGTAATTCTTTAGATAATTCTAATACCCTTTTATTTTTAGTCATGGTGTCCTCTATAAGAATTTCTCTATAAGGTCGTGTTTATGTTTAAAAAAGATGTGGCTGATGTATAGTACCCTCTTATGTTTTTCGTACCCCCCATTGTGGGGTTTTTTTGGGCTTGGGTTGTTTCCTCCCTTCCCTTGCCTGCCTGACCCCTTCGGCTCTCCCCTTGCCGTTGGGGTCTTTTTTACAACAGAAAGGAGGTTGCTATGCAATCTACATGCGACTCTTGTGGTAAGAAGCAAGTTAGAACTCTCATGGTTAAAGACGGAACTAAAGAGATTACTGCTCTTGAAGATGGACTTACTTATCTTGTTCCTCGTCTTCTGTGTTTTAGCTGTGTCATTAACAAAGGAGTATATAATGCCGAAACCACAATCCAAAGCTCACAAAATGGTGGCTTATACCCTCTCAGAAAAGAGGGGAACTAAGCAATCCATGAAGCCTGAGAAACGTATTGCTAACAAAGGTGATCGTAAGGCTTCTAAGTTGGCTTTAAAGAAATTCGCTTAGGCGAATGTTAGACCTCTAGAGATTTCCTCCCTCTCTAGGGGTCTTTTTTTAGGCAAAGCCTACACTTAAGTAGCTGCCTTTACTCAATGGAGAATGTACTAATGAGTAACATGAAAGAGCTGGCTCTCAATATTCAAGAGTCTGGTAATGTGAACTACTTGCCTTTGCAGTATTTCTTTACTACAACTAATGAGGGTCTGATTCCTCGTTCTCAAGGACATAAGTTTGTCTTCTCGCCTCCGTGCAAGATTGCAGATTTTGATTTCCAAAGAACTAGGATTCAGCTTACGATTGTAAAATCGCCTTATGGTCAAGGTGCTGAAACTGCTCAGAGGTCTTGTGTTACATTCAGTACGCTACATGATAGACATCTTATGTCTCAAGCAGACAGAGATGGTCTTGAAGAAGCGATTGAAAATGCTCACAAGGCTTTTAGGCAACCTGTTCACTTGCTAAGAGTTAAGGATGCGACTATTCCTTACTTCTGTGGTATTTGGTCTGCGTTAGACCCTATTACCATTTCGAAGCTTGGTATTGAAATCGAGTCAACTCCAGATCGTAGCCGACTCAAAGGCTATGCAATGGGAAGATCAGAGATGATCTTAGACTAACACAGCAGAGTTACCCTCATCTACTACAGGTGAGGGTATTTTTTTAGGTCTTTAAGGAACATTAAAGTAAAAAATCAAACCTCTTATAGGACCTCTTAGACAACCACTCATATGAAAGGGAACAAATATGATAAGCATACCAGAAGACGCAGTAGTACATGGTCTTACTGTGATGGAGTGTGAACCACGCTATCGCAGAGAATACTACGAATATCTATTGAAAGAGAAAGACGAAGGAAGACTAAACACCTCTTACTTTAAATCTCTTACTAAAGACTATAAATATACCTCTAAAGGAACTTAGGGGTATTTTTTTTACAAGAAAGGAAGGTGTAATATGTATATTATTATACTCGATGGTAAGAAGTACTATATAGATCTCTATGGAGTAGTTCATACCTCTAATCCGTTAGCATCATAACTGTACTTTGCAGATACCTTCGAGGTTCTTACGAGATTACCTCTTAACGTTGGTATCTGCATTGTTATTATAATGCTAACCACTTATAATCAAGAAAGGACTTTTATTTATGATTATAAAACTCAATAACTCTTATGCTATACAAGAGCAAAAGAAAGCAGTTAAGCTTCTCAAGAAGTTTAAATCTAATCTTCCAAAAGATGCTATTGCAATCATAGCTGGTGGAGCACCAAGAGATTGGCATCATGGTTGGGGATGCAGAGATATAGATATATTCTACTACATTCCTGATCAAAAGCCTCTCACTTATCTGTGCCACAAGACTAATGAGCAAAAGCCTTGTCATCTTGATATACCTAAGTTAAAACAGCTGGGTGAAAACAATCAATACTTTAATTATGATTGTGATGACACTGGATTTGGTGCTATCTTAAGTATACATGAGTATCAAATAAGGCGAAAGAATGCAGCATTACATCTTAGGAATGTTCAGTTAATAGAACTTAAAATTCCACCTTTAGATTATGTTAAACTCTTTCCAATTAGTTTATCTCAAATATACATGGATGACACTGGTAAGATTGAATCGCTTCACGCTTATGATTGTAGCTATGAGTACAAAATAATCTACGAGTTACATAGAAAGTCTTGGAACTATGTTTACCTTGATAAAATATTAGGTAGATTTTGTGATTATGGATTTCTACCATACAAGTGGAGTACAAGAAATAAACATATGGCAGGCAATGGCATGACCTATAATCAAGCTTTAGCTGAAACCATAGCTTATGATTGTAATTCAACTGTAATGTAACTTCTAAACTGAGGGTAGGCTATATGCTTACCCTTATTTTTTGGGAACAATCCCTTAACACTTAAAATTCTTTGAAAGGAATTAAAATTATGAGTAAAACTATTTCTTACATTCGTGATGTTACTTTTAACTACGTTTGCTTAACTCAACAGAAGCTTGATCGATTCGGTAAGCTTGGTCTAATGATCGAATTTCCAAAAGAGAGAGCCGATGAGCTTAGTAAGTATGGTAAACTAGTACCTTTAAATAATGGTAACTTAGGAATTAATCTTAACACTAATCCTAACTTTGGAAGAGATTCCAAAAGAGCTGGACAACCTAAGATGATTCCTATCATCGATATGTCTAAGAACCCAATTACTGAAATAGTCGGTGATGGTAGTAAAGGTGATCTTAAAGTATTCACCTATCCTCAAGACAGAGCCTACAATGGTACAAAGACTGCACCAATGGCTATGCTCGTAAAGACTCTTGAAAAGTACGTTCCATCTACTGATAATGATTTCGAAATACTTCCAGCTGATGTTCCTAAATTCAGCAAAGAACAGGTCGGAATTGAATCAACTGACTTCTAAGGGTAACTCTGCTAATAAGGGTAGGCTATATGCTTACCCTTATTTTTTGAAAGGAGTTCAATATGAACAATGTAATCCATAATAAAGCCTTAGAGCTATTGGCTAAAAATAACGAGCTCAGAAAACTTATCAAAGCTCAGGAAGAACTAATCAATATTCTATCTGAGAATTCTAAGTTGCAAGAATCAATCATTAAGAAACAAGAACTATTATTAAAGCTAGAGGAGAATACTAGTGTATCTAAATGATCTTAATAATCTAACACCTGATGAAAGATTCAAGGTGTTACAAAGAGAGTTACCTAAGTTAAGTGAGAAAACTCTCTCTGATTTAATGACGTTAACTTCCTATGAACTTCAAGATAGAGAGTTAGCTAAACAAACTGCTGAAGATAGAAAGGTTTGGCGATAATGGAATACTTAGGTTACATGTTTATGATATACTTCATTGTAGGCTTTCTTATAATATACAGGAGTCTGTAAGTGAAATATACCTTTGAAGCATTGTTTATGAAAACAGTATGTGTTATTGTAGTATGGTTTACTATAATGACCATACTGTCATGGATGATATAAAACACACCCTTATAGGGGGTAGGGTTAAATACCCCTTAGAGTAATAGAAAGGAATAAGATGAAACGATATCCAGGAATGTATAGCTTCTATCAACGAGAAGTCGGTAGAATCAAGAAAAGATACGTAGAGCTTCTAAAAGATATCCCTCAAGATGTCCTAGATGGACTTTATAAAGATGGCGATATAAACCTCTTAGACATGGAGCTTTGTGGTAGGCTTGATGAACCTAAAGAGGAATCAGTAGAGAGTAGTCGAAAGCGAACCTTTGAAGTCATTGAATACATGACTATATACTGTCAACGAGTCAATACAGTTACCATTGATTCTGTAGGAGATGATGAAGCAGATAAGCTTGAGGCTGAAACTATGGCTACTGAACATAAGAACTATCCTTCAGTAGATGAGTATCAAAGGCTATATGGTTTTG